GATAGATTCATAATAGTAGAGATGGATGTATTAGATAAGACCGAGGAAGCTGAGCTTTTGCGATACCTTTATCCTAATCTAGATACAGAGTCAATAGATGCCATCGCTGGTATAGTTGCCGATACACGTACGGAGATGGGAACAGAAGCACCTCGTATTAGTACACATATAAGCACACGTGCATCAGTTGAGATGGCAGGACTTATATATGATGGATTCACATTAGAGGAGTCAGCAATGGTACTTATATACCCACAGTATGACAACGCCGGAGGTCTAGATAGTGAAAGAACGTTTGTCAAGCAATTAGTTCAGAAGTATATCCCTACGGATGCCGATACAGATGATCTATTCAATGTAGAAGATACAGATAACAATTAAAAACATAGCATAGTGTGTGTGCTAGAGGGCCTCGCAGAGATGTGAGGTCTTCGCGTATACGGAACATTTACGGTAAATCATAGGGGGTTGGGGTTGTTGGGTGGGGGGTAAGTGACGTGTCTATTGAGGCAACTTTTTTATGCTATAGCCCCATTGTTTAATGAGACACATGATATGTATATACATGAGAGCTACACGAGCTCTCTTAACTCACTCAGGAGACGTTTAATGCACACAATAACACCTTTCCGTACCCATGCACAGGGCCTAGAAGGTTGGTTGGCTATCGTAGATGGCCAGACCGTAGGTCACATTTTCATGCAACAAGAACCGAACAAACGGATAAAATTCTTAGATGCATGGGTTCATCCAGATCATCGCAGGGAAGGTGTATTCAGATCGTTATGGGAAACACGCTGGGGATATGTAGTAACTACGTATCCAGACCATACAATGTATGCCTGGTGTTTAGAGGCCACATTACCTCTACTCCAAGAGAAAGGTTTTAAAGCAGGTGAGACATGCACATACGTAGAACGTGCAGTAACATCAGATAGGTCAGTGCAATGGCCAGATAAGAAATCTAGTAGAGGATTTCAGGAGATAGGCGTCCCCGTAACATGCTAGAGAGATCAAGTAATGTCAAGAGCAGACGATATACAAACACAACGCAAACAATTGAAAGCAGAACTAACCAATATACAAAGCAAATGCAGCCATACACAGCAACACATTCGAAGATGTCCACAAGATAAAGATTATCGCTGGGAGTGTGATACGTGTAAAGCTAGGTTAGCTTATCCCTCACAGACAGAGCTAAGCACATATATAGGCGACCACTTAACACCATAGACCAACCAATAGACGGTAGGATTTTTTCTCGTGGCATTCTCGGGGCATCGTTCGCTGCGCTCACTTCATCACCTGCCCTCTGCAAACTTTTTTGAAAATAACCGGGTAAAAAGTTGCTTTAACGAAGTATTGTTCGTATCTTTATTATATAAAGAGAGATAATTAAAACCTAAATATGAACAACGACAGAAAACTTTACAGACGATTACTAGACACAGAATGGAATATGGCTTGTGCAAATATGGATGACCTCATAACATGGGATGAGTATAGCGAATTTAATAATATGGCTTCAGCTATTGAAATAATCTTTGATAATAAGTATGGTGAACGTGAGGTCAAAAAATGGAGACATAACGATTAAAATAATAGTAAAAAAAGTTGCTTTTACGATATATAGTTCGTATATTTAAGTATAATAAGAAATAAGAAATAATAATTAAAAAATAAACAAAATGACAAAAGCTAAAAAAACTCCTCAATTTAAGTACGGAATCGAAATTACTAAACCTCATTCAAAAGAAATGTATGATCATAATGATGTAGTCGCAGAAGTATTAAAATTAAATATTCAATCTGCTTGGGATAATGCATTCAAATTAGCAGAGGTGGATTTCATTAGTTATCTAGAAGAAGATCAAGAAGGGATGCTCTTTACTGATTCAGATTGGTCTAATGCTAATCAAGTAATGCAAGATCTTTCTAAAGGTACTACTGTTACCGGTTACGGTGGTGGGTTTACTATTCAAGATGTGCAAGATGATTTCGATAGAGATCTAGAGTGTATGGAGAACTGGCAACTGCATGAGACATATGCAGAGTTATTTGACGATGGTCTTGTACCTGCCGTTGATGCTGAGATGGTAGGTTTTACTAATAATTATAATAAAGATAATACTAGCTATGCAAAAGTGTAGAAGATGTTTAGAAGCTATACCTGAGGCGAGGCTTAAGGCCTTGCCGGGTACTAAAGAGTGCGTTGAATGTTCTTCTGTTGAGATGAATGTTGTACGTACTGTTATAACTGGTAAGACTACTTACTCAGAGGTAGAGGTAATAAAGAATGATGATACTAAAAAGTATTTAAAGCGTCTCGAGGGTAAAGGTCGTACCGGGTTCGGTTCTATGTTGTATAGAGGTAGTAGTAAAGAGCCAGCTAGAAAAGTTAAACTAGGTACTCGAGCTGCTAGACCGGGTATACTTTTTACTAGAGAGGCGTTTGATCAAGCTTTGCAGGAAGCTATGAGTTGGGTAGATTATGATATAGATAGAGCTTTGCGTACGGTTGATAATAGATTTAATGAAGAGATGATTGACGGAGCTCAGCGTAGGCAGATACGAGATATTATTGAGGTGTTTAAATTACAAGGAGAAAGTGTATAGTGGGGTTTCATAAACGTTGGATAAATTTAGATCTGGTAAAGATAAGATTTAAGGAAGGTGGTATTGATGCGGTACGTTCATATCTAGACTCACCAGATGCTATTATTACAACTGATAACGAGTCAGAAGAGATTGTAGTATTATTTCAGAGTGGTGTTACAGATGAAGAGTTAATTAAAAAAATAAATAAATATGTACATTAATGGTCGTAGAGTGACTCTAGAAGAGTTAGAGAAATTAACTGATAATCTTATTGGTTCATTAATTGATGATCTATATGATTTAATTCATGATGAAGGTATAGAGGTAGCAGTACCTGGCGTGTTAAAGAAGCAGCGTAGCGTACTTAATAAAATGATAGAGCATTATATTGAGCGAGAGGAATATGAGAAGTGTGCTGTACTTCGTGATATGATACAGTTTTAATTATATGAAAAAGGTTAAGGTAACAATAAAGGATATTTATGATGCGATGCGTCCTAACGTATACCGTAACAAGAAGAAGTACACTAGGAAAGATAAACATAAAGGACAGGGGAAGTCGAAAACCTAATAGAGTAGACAATATAAATAGCTTGCAGCTTAACTGCTAAATTCAAAATGGCTTACGATAGAAAGCAAAAACACAAAACAAGTTTTAATTCAAAAAGAAAGTTTAATCCACAACGCTATGGTAAAGTATGGGGCTCTATAACATTTGAGCATGACTGGGATAAAGAACCTGTAGGGGAGGCTAATGGACCGGTTATTGGTAATTTATGGATTGGTAATTCTAACCATCAGTTAACCTTTTCAGAGACAAATAAACTTATTGAGACTCTTAAAGAAGCACAGCACGCTTACAATGTAGGTGTACGTATGGGTAGAACTAATATGCATGCATCTCAACCTTTTGTCAGATAAGTTGCCTTTCTGGTAAATTTTTATTATATTAAATATATTATATAATAATAGTAATTAAAAAATAGTATTAATAAAAATATACTTAGTTAATTATTGATATATAATATAAAAGATTATTAGGGGATACTATGGACAAGAAGAAGAGGTTGACATATTTAGCTGATGAGTTGTTAAAGAAGCAGGAGCATGCAGATGCTTTACGTGATCTTGGAGAGCGTAATCCTGAAGCAGCTAGTTCTATAGAGAATATTCTAGCAGCATTCTCACCTGTAGAAGATCTAATTAAAGTGCGCGACCATATTCATAAATTCGAGTCCGTAGTATCTCTGATAAAGGATAACATAAAGAACAGTAAAGGTTATAATAACTTTTCAGAGTCTGAATATGTTCGAGATAAGAAGAGAGTGTTTGATATTAAGCATAAGGTGTTATCTAGTAATCAAATTGATAAAGAAGACTTAAAAGAAGTAAATAAAATTTATAAGAATCATCTAAATATTCAGAGTATTTTAAAAGGTAAATAGATATTTATAATAAGATATGGGATACAACAAGAAAGAAAATATTGATGATAATTTTAGATTAGATATTGATGATATCTTAGCTGGTAACTCTAAACTAAATCTTTTTGATTACTCTCAAGAAGACTATGATATGTTTGTCAATGGATTTGATACCAAGGCTATTAGAGGTATGATGGAAAAGGTTTCTGATATATTAAACGGAAATATATCTTTAGATGATGAAGAGTTGAATGATACAAAAGATGTTAACCGTGTAGAGTATCTAATTAACTATATACAATCTCTATCGTCAAGTGATTTAGATCGTTTTGAAACAATGGTCAATAAATTTGATACTAACCCTCACGTGCTTTGGAACATGCTCAATAATGCTGATAAGGCACTATATAAAAAGCCTGAAATATTTTATAAGTGGTTAGCATCTATTACAGATGAAAAACTCGATCAGTATGTTTATAAAGCAATAGGCGGTAGCAAACTACATCCAGATGATATGTATCGAAATGAACCTGAAACAAAAGTTGAAATGCTTGATGGGTTTATTGCAATAAGCTCTTCTAATTTAAAAGCACTCGATATGTTTAGAGATAGAATAATTAAAACACATAATAATAACTGCTCATATGAGCATCGAATAAAAACTCACGATGGTGTCAAGGTACATAGCTATGTGTTTGATATGAACAACATGAGTGATTAATACAGGTTTTTATTTTTACTATATATATATAATATATGAAAGCAAAGAAAGAGAAAGTAGATTACTATACTGAGGTTATAAATGGTATACGATACATGGAATGCAAAGTGTGTGGTCAGATGACCCAGGTTAGTGAAACAGCTACAGCAGTAACTTGTCATTTATGTGTTAGAGAGTCTTATAATAAGCAATTTCCATTTGAAATGAAAACAGGTTATAAACCTACCGGTAAGCCTAGAGGTTGGGCTTTTATGAAAGAGTTTGTTGATAAAGATGGTAATGTATATCATAGAGGTAAGGAGCAGCCTACATTGAAAGGTACCATAAAGCCTACACGTATAAAAATTAAACCACCTAAACCAAGAGTGACAAAATTAGAGAAGCAGCGAATAAGAGCTAATGCACTTGCTTCAATCCATAAGCTAAAAAAGCAATTAAAGTCAGCTAAGTACAAAAAAGATATTAAGCGAATTACCTCAGAAATAAAAAAGCAGCAAAAACTTGTAAAATAGTTGTAGTATTGAAATATTTTTCTTATATTGTAATAAATAATAAAATAGGAGAAGATATGACTCATAAAGAACGATTATACAAAGCACTTAAGAGTGAGTGTGAAGCTGAAATTAATGAAGGTCTACTAACTTTAGATATGTGTTTTACTAAAGCGACAGCAATTGGTGAACATACATCTAAGCATTTTCTAGAAGAAGCAATGAAAGCTTTAGATAATGTAACGGCAGGTAGAGATAAACTTGATACATTAGAAACATACTATAATGATTCAACGCTATTAAATAAAGAACTTTTAAACGATTAACATGCATACATACAATACAGACAGAGGTAAGTTATTATTTTATATTACAGTATTTACTATTGCCAGTGTAATATTAATATATACAACACGAACTAATGAAGCTATACAAGAGTTGGAAGCTGAGAACCAAGCATTAATTACTCATATTAAATGCTTGCAGCAGTTAGATAGTTTACATCATGAAAAAATTATATTAGAAAAAAGAATATCTGATACTATTGAAAAGCGTTCAAAGATTGTAGAAGAAGATTTAATTAATGCTATGATACAAGTTGAAAGCGAAGGTGATAGTTCAGCATATTGTGCTTCAGAGCAAGCTGTAGGTTGTTTACAGATACGTCCTATTATGTTGAGAGAGGTAAATCGTATATTAAGGATACGCGAACAGGATAAGAGATTTACATTACAAGATCGCTGGAGTCGTGGTAAGTCAGTTGAAATGTTTTATGTTTGGAAAAACTTTCACCATAAAGATTCAAGTCCTGAAAAGATCGCGCGGAATTGGAATGGTGGTCCTAGAGGTATTAATAATCCACGTACAGTAAGATATTGGAATAAAGTAGAAAACGAAATAGAGGAAACATATGCACTTAGATGAAACACAGATAGCTAGTAACTGGCAAGAGTTAATGGTAGTAATAGATACAGAGTTTACAGGTGAACGTAAAGATAAGTTAATAGAGATGTACACATACTTTGAAGAGAGGATGATGTTAATGCCTGCATCAAGTTTTGAGCATTACCATAATTGCTTTGCAGGTGGATATGTAGATCACGTACTCAGGGTTATTAAAATCGCAGATGCTAATCACACTATGTGGACTTCATTAGGGTCAGAGTGTAGTGGATATACACGTGAAGAATTAATATTTGCTGCTCTTAATCATGATTTAGGTAAAGTAGGTACAAAAGAACTAGAAATGTATAGACCTAATCCTTCAGACTGGCATAGAAAAAATCAAGGTAAGATATATGAAATAAATCCCGATATACCATTTATGTCTATACCAGATAGATCTCTATTATTATTACAACAGTTTGATATTAAATTTACTCAAAATGAGATGATGGGAATTAAATTACATGATGGATTATATGACGATTCTAATAAACCATACTTTATAGCGTTTAGACCTGAATCTAGAATGAGAGTTAATCTACCTATTGTTCTCCACCATGCTGATCATATGGCATCTCAGATAGAATACGAGACGTGGAAGGGTAGTAATACTACATCGGTTAAAGAATCTAAAAAGGTAGCGCGTAAAGCTTATAACAGCAAAACGGTTAGTGGTGCTAATGATTCAGCTCAAGACTTGTTTAAAAATCTGTTTGGAGATACAAAGTAATGATCTGGTTTATAATTATATTAAGTTTACTTTTCATATGCGCGTGCTTTGCTTGTGCAAACTTACTTGTTAAAGTTGAAAAGTTAGATACTGAGTTAACAGATGTATCACTAACTTTAGCAGATGTGTTAACTGCTATCGAGCAAACATACAATGATATAAAAGTTATTGATAGTAAAGGATCTTTCCAATCTGATGATGAGGTAGGTCATGTATTTAAATCATTAAAACAAGAGATAGATATGCTTCGTAATAAGTATATTGGAGAAGAAGTAGATGGAAAGTAGCCCTGTAGTATTATTTTATGAAGGTATAGAAATAAAAAAAGTAGAAGCTGCGCACAGTGCTAGTATGGAGTCTAAACCAAAGCGAGGTAGACCTAGAAAAAATAAGCTTTACTTTACCCAAGATACTGAAGATGCAATTATTGCTTACAATAGTGAAGGTAGTCATTCTCTACGTAATAAGGTATTTAATGAGTATATACACAGACCATTATTTAAAATGGCAGAAAATTTAATACATAGATATAAGTTCTATCATTTTGATTCAGCTACTAAAGATGTGCAGCATGAAGTAATAGCATTTTTATTAGAAAAATTACCAAAATATACGCAAGATAAAGGTAAAGCATTTTCCTACTTCAGTATAGTAGCAAAAAACTATCTGATACAGAATAATTATAAACACTATAATCGTAAGAAAGGTAAAGCACCTGTAATGGATATTGATAATCAGCGTAATGTAGTAAATGAGCTAGTACGAAATGATCATCAGACTGCAGTTCAAGATTTTTATCGCTTATTTATAGAGCATGTAGAAGAAAATATTGATACAGTTATAAAGTATAAACGAGATATACCTATTGCATATGCAGTATTAGAAATATTTAAAAAGTGTGAGAATATAGAAACTTATAATAAGAAAGCACTTTATATAATGGTACGTGAGATGGTAAATGTAAAAACTCAATACATAACCCGGGTAGTAAATATATTGAAACAAGAATATAAAAGGTTATGGATCATATATAAAGATATATAAATTTCGGAATAAGTCATATTAGACGGGGCTGAGAAATCAGTCCTTTTTTTTTGTTCTTTATATTTATAAGTACGGAGAGTAGTATGAGTGAGGAAAATCAAGATGAAATATTTGAGGGTAAAACTTTTGAAAGCTTGTTGAAAGATATATACACTAATTCAACGCGTAAAGAGACTCAAATACAAATACTTATAACAGAGTTAAAGCCTATGATTAAAAATATAGGTGATGCTGTTATAATAGTACCTTTAATTAAGGATTATATGGAAATAGCTGTTAAAAATGATGAAGCATTAATTAAAATGGCAGCTATAGTTCAAAAAGCTCATCTACGTACAGGTAATAGTGAGGGTGGTTTAATGTTAACAGATGCAGAAAAAGAACAAATAATTGCAGAGGTTGGTCGCGTTGGAGTTTCAAAATAATGTCAAAGTATACAGATTCAGAAGAGTTTCCAGAGATAAGTATTGGTAAAATGACATCTACTGACAGGCAGAAGAGTTACTCTAACACTGACACAGCAATGGGTACTGTTATTGAAGTGTTAGCTGGAAATGAAGAGGATTATAGAGGTATTGGTGATATACTAGCTGATATTATGACTGATCAACATAAGCTAGAAACTACAACTGTACATCCTTTAAGTCCTCACCATTTTACAATACCACTACCTAACGAAAAAATACATTGTGTTAAAGATGGTGTAACAGGTGAATGGTATTATACCGGTATTGTTCCTAACCGAGGTATGTTAAATCATTTACCTATTTCTACTAACAGAGTATTTTCAAAAGCTGGTGGTGAAGATGATCCGATACTTTATGGAGGTGAGTATTTTAAATCATTCGCTTACGAGATACGGTCGTTAGATCTGTATGAAGGTGATGTGGTAATACAGGGTAGATTTGGTCAGAGTTTAAGATTTACAGGATCAAATTCTGCACTTAATACACCATGGTCAAATAGCCCTGATGATGTATCGTCTCCAATAACTATTTTACGTAATGGTTACTTACCTGTTGAACATTTTGAATCTGATTATTCTGGCATATGGTTAACATCAGATCAACATATACAGATACCACTACCAGTAGATCTACCACCTGAATTGCAGCAAAGTCGAGATACATTTGATAATGGTCAAGTAATAATTTTTGGTGATAGAATTGTTTTAGGGAGCAAGACTTCAGATATTATTTTAGCTTCTAAAGAGACAATTGCATTATGTACACCAAATTGGCAACATGATGTAGATACTGTTTTAGATACTCTAACTGATTTAATAGGTCAAGTCAGTAGTTTGGCTACTGAAGTTAAAAATATGGCTCAAACTAATATGATTCAAACGTTCCCTGTAACAGTATTAGGGTTACCTGGAATGTCAACTGTTAGTAATAATATTGCTGAATATGCGACCGGGTTTAGTAATACATCTTCTATAGTAACACAAATACAACAACTTAAAACAAATATAGATGCTTTAAAGCAAAAATAGCATAACTGTATATTTATTATATATACCAGAAATACGGAGAATAAAAATATGAACACAACTAAGCTGGCAAAGGTGATTAGAAAAATTGTACGTGAAGAAGTGCAAAAAGAAGTGCGCAGTATATTAACAGAACAAAATTCTAAAAATATACAAAGAGAGTCACAATCAGCTAAACCAAAATCTAACAAACCAATGTCATTAACAGAAGCATTATCTGAAACCGAAACAGAAAATTATAGAACTGTACAGTCGTTTGATGCATCTGACGCAAGAGCAGGTTTTGCATCAATGCAAGCTGGAATACACAAGCCTAACGCGTTTGAAGGACATAGTGGGAGGGTTGTAGATGCTTCTAAAGTAGATCCTTCAGTAACAAAAGCATTAACACGAGATTACAGTGATTTAGTAAAACGATTTAAGAAATAAAAATGGCAAAACTTGTACCTAAAATATACCCTAATGACTACAATGAAAACGTACCTGTAGGTATTGGGTTTCCTTTAGTGATAGGTTCGCCTAATGAAAATTTTACTACAGCTACACAAATACATGATAACTTACGTAATTTAATATTAACTATGAAAGGTGAGCGTCCAATGCACCCTACATACGGGAGTGATTTATTCTTTCTTTTATTTGAACCAATAAATGAAGATGACTTGACACAAGCTGCTAAACAGACTATAGAAGCAGCAGTTCAGCAATGGATGCCATTTGTAAATATACAGGTAGTAACTGTAACTGAAGATCAAGATAATAGTAAGATAACCGTAGAGGTAGATTATGATGTAGATGGATGGCCTTCACCTGCAATTTTAAATTTAACAGTGGAAAAATAATGGCATATAAGACAACAAATAACGTACGAGATATAAGATACACTCACAAAGATTTTTCTGGTTTTAAGAACAACTTGGTAGAATTTGCTAAAACTTATTTTCCTTCAACTGTA